TGACTCCTATATGTTTCCATAGTCGTATTTATGCGATTCTGAGATTACGTAGTCAATAAAAAACCCCAATTAAGGGGTCTTTTAATTATACCTATATGTGTTTATATCTGTTCAAATTGTTCTTCTATTAGCTCTTCCTCTGTTTTAAAATCAGGTGATTCTAAAGTTTTCATTAAATTAATAACTTCTGATGCCGGAACAAACCCATCGCCTACAAACAGGCGCTTGTTATTGTTAAAGAAGTAGCCCTTAGGCATCCGGGAAGGTTCAAACATAATGATATGTTCCTTTGCATGATCTAAGAAATTTATTTTCATAAAGGTCCAATTAGACATTACCTTTTCAACCTTTGGTATTTCTACATTTAGGAATTGTTCACAGACTGGACAATCAGGCGAATACCAAAAGACTGCGGTTAGCCCATTTAACTCAATAGTGGATTGTGTCACTTCAATCATACTGTATCTTTATTTAAATAGGGTATACCGGAAATACAAATGAATCCTCATCACCTTCAATTAAATTTGAAGGACAATCTCTTAACTCTTGTCTGTATGCATAAAGGGTATCTTTTAATTCTTGTGATGAAGAATTATCAGCTAATGCAATCCAATCAGTGTTATTCAAAGCAGAATCCCTTCCCATTCTAATAGTCTTTTTATGCATTAGATATACTGCTCTAGATATAACTGATGGAGTGACATCAATAGTAATATCACCCTTCGTTATAGTATCATTAGTATCATTTATTGATATATCATAGCCATCAATTAAACCTAGGTCTAAAGCAGCTGGAATGTAATAATTTTCTTTCATAATTAATCCTTATAGTGCACGTTAGTTGAACATAGATATGTACCAGAAGATGTATATCCGCTACCACCGTCGTTGAATCCAATATCGCCAGTATATGATGCGTTATACATGCCTAACCAACCATTTAATGGATAATCTCCATTAGGCTCACTAAACGTGCCATTTCTTAACCACCATCTACCGCCATCAGCAACACGCCAATGCGCACAACTAGAACCGTAATGTGAGCTTCTCATTATACATCCAGTATAACTACCACCACCATCAGGTCTATAGACCCCAGGCACGGCATTATATGAACCATATATTCTACCATATACATTTTCAACTATTAACCACCATTCGTGTGATCGTGGAGCAGATATATCAGTACCCGCCGGGCAACTGTATGAATTAGTTCTATAATTACCTGATGATCCGCCTGTGACTTTATAAAAATCATATCCACCGCCATTAGCAGTCATATCAACATACATAGTAATGCACGGACTTGTTCCACCAGGTTTAATTGAATAATTGCCTGACGGTAAATCTGGGTTGTCTTGTTTTAACTGCCATCCAGAATCAGCTGCATTATCACAATTAGAACCATCTGGCTTAGCAGAAACAATTTCAAACCAAGTACCATCAGCCCTCACTGAGAATGAATGATCATCTGTATCATACCAAAGATCACCATTAGCAGCAGCAGGTGCTGTTGTTTGCTTGATTACTGCTAAACCGGCAGGGCCTGTTGGTCCTTGTGATCCGGTTGCTCCTGTTGATCCTTGTGGACCAGTTGCTCCAGTGTTACCAGTTGATCCTGTTGGGCCTGCTGGTCCTGTTGATCCTGTTGATCCGGTTGCACCTGGTACGCCTTGTGGACCAATAAAGTTGCTGTCGTCTATCATCGTAGACTTTAATTTCCAAACTCCTTTGCTTGAATTCCATTGATATCTTTTCCCGTTTGGGTGGGTGATTATATGCCCATCTACTATTCCTGATCTAGGGAATATTCCTTTACTTGCTGATCTTGCCATTATACACTGCCAAATGCGGCTACGTCATTGACCGTAGTAATAGTACCATTCTGTGCAACTCTTAGTTTATTTACACCAGCTTTAGCAAATAATATATCGCCACCAACTTCTGTGATTGTCCACGTGTCTAATAATACACTAACTGCTGTTGCATCATCTGATATTTGAATCCAATCACCAGTATGTAACTGATATAATACATCGTCAGTAGTATCTAACCACATTGTACCGTCTGCGACTACATTGCTATCTGGAGCAGATGCTTGTTCAAGATATTCTACGCCTCCAGTACCAGTGGCTTCGATTGCGCCCGCGATTCCAGTTGCAGATGTTAGTGTAGATCCATCCGGAAATACGACTCCTTGTTGTGTTAACTTTGCCATTTTATTTTCTCCAATTATTATAGTATACGTATTTATACAATAATGGTTGATAATAACGCAAGTGTTTGATCCATTGCTTTATTTAAATTATCAAACATGGTATCTTCACTCTGACTATTTGCATCGTCAGAAACACCTTTAATTATTATGACAGGGATTGAATATCGTTGAGCTACATACGCAACAGCAAATCCTTCCATATCAACTAAGTCATATTCATCTGGAATCGACGATGTATCGGTAATGAATTGATCGCCTGTTGCTAATTTTTTATGACTATCATTGATGGTTAATAACTTAGGTGGAATTACACAGTCTATAGTCTGAAACATGTCAACTTGATATTGTGCGAATGGCATAATAACATCGTGCTGTGCTACACTCTCTATAAAATAAGCGGTATCAGTCTTGGTGTCTTTAAGAGCGCCAGCGATACCAATATTAATAATCGTATCTACATTGAAGTCATTTATCAAGATAGCAGTGGCTAGTGAGCTTGCTATTTTGCCAATGCTTGATTCAATGAGAACTATATTATCGCCTACATATGTATTGTATTCGCATCGTTGATTAGATTGTTGCAAATCATAAGCATTAACAATCTTAACAACCTCTTCTGCCATAGCACATACGATGCCATACTTTATTGTATCGGCCATTTATTATTTCTTATTCCATTTGTATGCGCCTTGTCCGAGGTAGTCTCCCTTTACGAATCCACGATGTGACATCTGCGATTCTATGTATATATCAATCTCTGATTGACTCAGGGTATCCCAATTCTTCTTATCCTTCTCAGCTTTTTCTTTAGCCGCAGATAATGCGTAATATGATTCTAATCCGTTCATTATTCTATAGTTTGGTTGTAGTTATTTGCTTTGTATCCAGCCCCTGGTGCCAGCCATTTTACACATAAACGCATCTACTTCAGTGAATAATACTAATTTTTTAGGGGTAGTATAGTATGGACTCTCCATTTTACGTAAGAGTAATACAGTATCACCTGAAGTATTTAATTCATTCTTAAATGAATAGTGAGTATAGTGCTTTTTAAATATATTGGCTCCGTCTCGTGTAAGGCGCAAAGTATTTTTATTTAAAAATATACGTTTGTGCTTTAATGAATCCGTATGACCTTGCTCTAATAGCTCTATTAGTTTGTCTTGTGTCGTTTTAATTTTTTGTGATTGTCTCGCCATCTGTTAGTTTTATTACGGTAAATTTATCAGTATCAAATTTCTTATTTAATCTAAGTGCTAAATTAAAAGCATGTCCAGAATTCGAAAAACTCGATTTCTTATATTTTGGACCAGGATAATCTATTAATGTATTTAGTGTCCGTAAATTCATAGGGGCATCTTCATAAAATACAGCGTAGATTGCGTCTGCTTTTAATATTTGTTCAGAATTATAATTTGAATCTAATATTTCGGTTAATATTGTGGGTTTAGGTCTTGCCATAGCTTGCGTATTCTCCTCGCAATAAATAACACATTAACGTATGTGTTAATGTATTTATCTATAACAAGTCAAAACATGCAGTTGCTTACCGTCTATCCCTCTTCGCCTTTTTTAGTTCTATATTCACTTCCCATTCAGTTAAGAATGGTCCTTCAAACGAGTATTTTTCTATCGTAGCCAACTTAGGAGCGTGTGCTGTTTGCCACCCAACACCATCAAAGTTTATAAGATAAAATCCTGCTACAAATATTGTCTTACTACTCTTTGTTTTAGTAAACGCTGGAAGTATATGATGTTCTGATATCACAGGCTTTGATGATTCAGTACTATATCCTTTTATTGTTCCAACCTTATCTAATTCTTCCTTGTTACTAGTTATAAGTTTAAACTGGTCTATATCAGTAACTATATTACTAGATTTGTCACGCTGATCAAAGAATTCATACCCATCAGTTATGGATCGCAATGTACCTACCTTGCGATTAGATTCATAAACAATCCATAACTTATTATCAATAACCTGTTGTATGGTTAGTTGATCAGTTGTAACTGGCATTCAAGTATTCCGCATGATCCTGCGCGCCATCAACGATTCTCTGTAAATCATGTAGTCCACAGAACTTCATAAAATGAATACCAACATTGGTCTTTCGGTCTACTTGGACCTGTGATACAATTTCAGTATCTAACTCATCTACAATCTCTGTTGGTTGCTGTGTTAAATCAATGAGCTTCACGTTTCTTTGATAATCGTCCATCACTCTATGCTCGATATCCTCGTGATCTACCCAACGTTGAAGCATAAAGTTATTCCAATTGTAACCTTGAGTATTTCTATCTTTAAATGCCTCTAACAGCCCAACCTTATTTTTAGTTCCCTTCTTACGGGCGCCTGGATATGCTGAGAATATATTATCACTAGTGTCACCTCTGACACATTTCTCAAACAATAACCATTCAGGATCTGGTATTTCTTTATCCTTGCCAGTCTTCTTATCTTTAACCATATTTCCCTTTTGGTCAAAGATTCCTTTGTTTGTTATAAGCTGTCCGGATATACCATTAAACTGTGTTACGTTATCTGAGAGTAATTGATAGAAGTCACTGTCGCTACTAACAATACAATGATTATGATCCGGATGATTCTGTACCCAACGTGCTATGAAATCATCAGCCTCTACATTAGGCCCACGTAAAACAGTACAGTTAGTTCTATCTCGCATAAAGTCTTGAAACTCATTGAACGCTTCCCAGAACTCTTTATCCTCGTCTTGTTCACGTTCTGTCTTGGCTTGTAGTAGTTTAGCTCTGTTACGCTTATATGGTGTATAAAAATCCTTACGCCAACTATGTCCTTCCAGACAAACTACTACATGTGTTCCATTTTGCTCTCGCCATACCTTATTGATGCTATTAAACATAATATGATATGCCATACCAATCTTTGTTGCCATATCGTCACCACGTACTACGTGACGTGCACGCATAAACATGTTAGCGGCGTCTACTAAAATATATGTTTGACTCATTTATGCTCCTGTGTTAGTATTGTGTATGATCTGAATCGCTTAAATTCCTACATAGTTCTGAAAACCATTGATCAATTATTTGTTCTTCCTTGTCGCCAGTAAATCCTGCTTCGAGTAATTGCTTTACAAATACTTGATTCCACTCAAGTTCAAAGTAACCATCGCTTGGATTATCATAGTCAATATTAACATTCATCACATTAATATATGGTTGACCCTTAGCAGTTGCTTGATCCTTATCTGATATTTTCTTTTTAGTATCGGCTGTTTCTGTTTTGAACAGTGACTTGAGTTTCTTAATCATTTAATCTTTCTCCCATGGTACATCCTTCTTGCCAAAATGGCCGTAAACACATTCACTACTATAATTATAGAAATTAAACATATCAAATCGTGTAATGATACCTAGTGGTGTTAAATCGATTGTTGAAATCCATTCGTTAATTGCGTCTACATCTCCGCCTTCATTACAGTCAACATATACTGCCATTGGCTCTTTAACTCCAATAGCATAACTTAGTTGAACTGTTACCCATTTACACCAGCCTTTAGACACTGCCTGCTTTGCCAACCATCTAGCCATATAAGCCGCTGATCTATCTACCTTTGTAGGATCCTTGCCCGAGAACGCGCCTCCGCCATGTGGGGCGTAGCCACCGTATGTATCAACAATGATCTTTCTACCAGTAAGTCCACAGTCTCCGTCAGGTCCACCAATTACAAAATTACCTGTTGGATTGATAAACAATTGTGTTTTCTCATTGTCGTACAACTCACCAAGTTCTTCTTTAATGGCTGTGATTGCTAGTACTCTTGCTTCATCAATATACCCTTCAGCATGCTGTGTACTCACAACTACCGCAGTTGCTACTGATGGGGCTCCATCGACGTACTCAATAGATACCTGACTTTTAGCATCTGGTCCTAAAATCTCTGGATTCTTGATACGCTTATTATCTAAGTTTTTAAGTATCTCATGACTAAAATGAATCGGTGCTGGCATTAGGCTTGGTGTTTCATCACATGCGTAACCAAACATTAGCCCTTGATCACCTGCTCCAAAGTCATCTGTACCAAGCGCAATGTCACCACTCTGCTTATGTAGGTGATTTTCAATTATAACATTGCTCCAATGGAATCCATCTTGTTCGTATCCAATCTCTTTAATCTTTTTACGTATGATAATCTCAACTTCAGTGTCAGTTACATTAAAGTTCTTAACCTCTCCAGCTACTATTACTCTGTTTGTTGTGACCATTGTTTCACACGCAACTCGCGTAGTCTCGTCACCTACTTTTAGTCCAGCATCTAAGATAGCGTCAGAAATTTGATCTGCCACTTTGTCTGGATGTCCTTTACTTACTGATTCACTAGTAAATATATAATTACTTTGTTTCATTTTGTTTTCCTATATTGTTTTCCATTATCTTCCTTTGTTTTTTAATTCTTATGTCCCCCAACTGTTACCAAAAATGTCAACGTGTAATCGGGGAGTGTATCTCCAACCATATTCCATTGCCATATTTGCTACTGCTAAGGTATTACCTTGGTACTTCTCTTTACAACCGCCAACTGGCATAATATATACCGGGCAATGTATATCTCCAACAGTTTGATATTCTCCAACCGCTGCTGCGACTTCAGTTAAATCTTCTTGAGTTTCTACCACAAACTTAAAATATAGATTTCCAAGTTCATCGTATTCCTTAACCACTGCGGGTACAATCGCTTCACTCCATTCCTCACCCGATATGGATAATTTTGGTGAGCATGAGAAAGTAATCGTGATATCAGTATTTGATTCAATAAATTTTTTAAATGCGTCCGTTAGTTTTTGTGTTCCATTTGTTTCAAACGTTACGTTTTTCAATCCTTTCATTTTAGGATGATTAAACAGATCAGAGTAGGCACGTTGCCATCCTAATAGTGGTTCACCACCTGTTAAAATTAAATGAATATCTTGTCCATTTGCCAGTGTCCATTCTCCAGTAGGAGTTAACTCCACTAGCTTATTTACCACTTCATCAATGTCTGAATCACAGGCAAACTTTTTAAAACTTGGAGCCCAACTCGCATAACTATCACATCCAGTATTTACTAGTGGTAACTCATTGAAACTGTTATATTGCTTGGCGTCAATATTTAAATATTCTTGACTATCTATTCCTTTTGGCATTCCAAAGCCCTTACACTTGAAATTACAACCAAACAATCTAAGGAAAACACTTGGTACACCTACATACTTTCCTTCGCCTTGTACTGAATAAAATGCCTCTGTATATCTTATTTTCATTTGCTTCATTTATCTTCCTGTATTAGATTACTATACTTTTTTAATTTCTCTCTCTTAGTATGCATTCTACTACATATATCGTCAATTGTCAAGACTTTATGCTCTATTAATAGATTTATCATACATTGAACATCTCCAATCTCTTCTATTAATCCATCAATGTTCCGTTGTTCCATGCCCCATCGAATAGTCTTCATACACCGTTGTGTTAATTCACCACATTCTTCTGCAGTGATTGTCATTAATTCTAATTCTGTGTGGGTAAGTGTAGTCATTTATACAGGACAGTCGTCATATTCTCCAATAGCATTATCTATATTCATAAGAATTGGACGGGCATCTGGCGTACTGAGTGGTATTATCTTCCCCTCATGTTTAACACATAATGCTGGTGCTGATTGCAATTCATCACCTAACATTACTTCTAATTCGGCTATGATTAATTCTGAATTTTCTAAAATTTTTAATACTTTCATTTTTATTTCTCCGTTAATTGATTGGACAGTTTAACGACATGAAGGTCGGATCGATAGAACTATATTCCATCTGATCGTGCGTGGTGAGTTACCTCCACGACTTGACGCCTGCTCCCGAGAGTAGTATCAATAGTGACATTGATGGTAGGGATCAGCCGTAACACTACGGTCCTATCGTAGATGTTTCTTAATTTATATTACTATTATATTTTCAAATATCGATTCATATTCTGGAGCAACATCAAACAAATTCTCATGTCGTTCCTTATCCAACACAGATGAATATAATTTAAATTGCTTCATCATTTCATTACTCATAATATTGTTATGATTGTTAATTGCTGATGTCAAATAATTGGTTATACCAGTTAATCCTGGATTTGATTTATACATATCTACTAACATATGTTTTGTAGATAGTGGCAAGTGTCTTGGTGATAGGTATGGTTTATTTTCAACCATGTTATCAGGCAAGGTACCATCCAATATAAGTCCCATATCAATTAATTGATTAACACATTCATTTAAATGGAATATATTATAATTTGATATGGTAAAACTTAACCCAGTCGAAAAGTTACTGTATTGTTTAAATACTTTCTGTAAAGTAGCAATTCTATCAAAGCCATACTCACCACCACGAATATATCTATAAAGAGAATCATCGACAGCTTCAATTGAAAACGATATTTGTACCTTATTAAATGGTTGTAATGCTTTGATATACTTATCAGGAAACACTGTTGCGTTTGTGAATACTTTAATAGTAGTTTTGCGTTTGAATTCCTCTGTTAATTGTGAGATGAATGAATAAAAATCATCAGTTACTAGTGGCTCCCCACCCTTTACGTTGATAGTAAATTTACTATCTGTACTGCTATTACAATACTCGATAAGGTGGCCTAATAGCGTTGGATGAATTTCATGCTTCTTGTGTACTTTGATCTTAAATCCATTATCATTCAGAGCTTGCTCATCAGAAATCCACTTAGTGCTATTGTGACTATTACACATTGTGCATTTTAAATTACAGGTGTTGCCGAAACTAATATCTATATAATTTATTCCGCGCACAGTCGGTGAAGGGTTTAATTTAAGTTGACGTCTACTCACCTGTCCTTCAGATTCCACACGTTGGCACGTAAAGCACCCCGGATGATCTAATGAATTATGCTCTCTTACGTCAGCATACACTCTGTAATACCAATCAATAAATGTTTCGTTTTCTAATAACTCTACACCTGAAAATCTGAATTCATTAAAGTTATTAATATCATTAGTATTCTCATCGTATACCGGAGCGCAGGTTGCTTTGAAAAGTGGACACGGTTTAATGGTTCCAAAGTTACTTATACTAATATTATTCCAAGGTGAGGAACAATATCTTTTACTAAGTGGTATGTTGTTAGATATATCAGGCATTCTTATAAGTTGATTATTGTTATATTTATAGTAGTCCATCTTGTTTAAACATTTCTCGAATGCCTCGTATCGCCTGTCGTGTCCTGTGTTCGTTCTCAATTAAACCAAAGCGAACATGGTTATCGCCATAGTCGCCAAATCCAATGCCAGGAGAAACGCCTACTTTTGCTACTTTGAGTAGTTTCTTAGTAAATTCAAGTGAGCCCATTTCTTGGTATAACTCAGGGATTTTTGCCCAGACAAACATAGTAGCTTTAGGTGGTGTGATATCCCAACCAATTGATTGTAGTCCATCACACAATACATCTCGGCGATCTTGATACATGTCTGAAATCTCTTTAACACAACTTTGGTCACCTTCTAGTGCTTCAATGGCGGCTACTTGGATTGGGGTGAACATACCATAATCGAGATAAGACTTAATTTTAGTAAGGGCGGCTACTAGTATTGGATTGCCTACCATAAATCCTACTCGCCAGCCAGGCATGTTGTAGCTCTTTGAAAGTGAAAAGAACTCAACTGCTACATCTTTAGCGCCATCGACTTGAAGAATGCTTGGAGCCTCATATCCATCAAATGTAATATCAGCATAGGCTAAATCCTGTGCTACCCAAATCTCATGCTCTCTTGCTAGTTTAATAATTTTAGCAAAGAATTCCAACTCAACACATTCTGTAGTTGGGTTGGATGGGTAGTTGAGTACAATAAGCTTTGGTTTGGGGTCGGCTTCTAGAATTGCTGATTCTAGATTACTATAAAAATCTGTATCAGGGCCACAAGGTACGTGCTGAATGTCCGCGCCAGCAATCACAAACCCATACGGGTGGATTGGATAGGCGGGGTTGGGTACCAAAACAGTATCTCCAGGAGCAACGATTGCTTTTGCTAAATTTGCCAAGCCCTCTTTAGACCCCATAGTAGCGATTGCTTCAGTTTCTGGATCTAGATCAACGTCAAACCGGGTCTTATACCAATTAGTGATTGCTCGGCGTAGATGCGGTATCCCCTTAGACATTGAATACCGATGAGTGTTATCATGATTTACACATTCAATCAATTTATCAACAATGTGTCTTGGAGTTGGCTGATCTGGATTACCCATACCAAAGTCAATGATATCCTCTCCGCGAGCTCTGGCTTTTGTTTTTAAATCATTTGTAATAGAAAATACATATGCTGGCAGGGATTCGATCCGAGGAAAATGTGTATTCATTATACTCCGAAATTCTTCTCACCTTCCCAAGGAAATACAAACCACGCCGGGTTGTCTCTCTTATCGACTTCAACTGCTGTATAATCAACACAATCAAATTCACTTCCAGCATTATCAACTAGTGCCGCAACACGTACTGACTCGCCCCAGATCTTGTCCCAATACTTCATGTTAGTATCGGTAGTTTCTTCCCAGTCTTTCTTGATCCAATTAAGCGTGCGGCCAGTGTCATTAATATCATCAACTATTAATATATTTTTTCCATCTAATGCCTGTAGTGCCATTTTCTTATTTGACTCTCGACCGAAAATCTCATAATCTGATAATACATCTCTGAATCTAACATCCAATGTATACATTGGTATGCCAGTAACATTGGACATGATAACAGCCGGTGTTAACCCTCCTCGGGTTAGGCCTACAATATAATCTGGTTTCCAATCTGATTGGAACATTAGATTATTAATTGAATTTACCATATGTTCAACATCAGTCCATGAATAGAATACTTTTTTCATTACTATGTCCTCTTTAATTTAAAATATGTGAATAACTTACTTTCATTATCAATTACCTCGGCGTGTGTTGTTGCTGAAGATTGATATTATCAAAGAATTCTTTCTTAACACCGTCATCGTGGAAGAAGACTCCTTTTAATACTGTGGTTTGGGTCAAGCTACTATGTGCCATGATGCCTCTATTCTCACAACAGCCATGTGTTGCTTGAATATAAACTCCAACGTTATCACTGTCTGTAGCTTTTTGTATTTCACGAGCGATCTGTGTCGCAAGCTCTTCTTGTAACGTACCACGTGTAGCACACCACTGTGCAATTCTTGTGTACTTACTTAATCCAATTAGCTTCTTACTGGCAATGACACCAATGTATGCGACACCAGTAACTGGTTGGTGATGATGACTACACATACTTTTTAGTTCACTTCTAACCACTAGCATGCCTTCATATCTATCATCGCCTACGTTTGGAAATGCGGTGACCGACGGCCGCGCATTATACCTACCGCTCATTACCTCGTTGACATACATCTTAGCTAATCGTTTAGCCGTACCCTCACTGTTAGGATCATTCTTCGTATCAATAATTAGACTTGATAGAACGCCCTCAAATTTTACTGCTAATTCAGAAATTAAACTCTCCTTTTCACCGTCTTTAATAAATTCAGAAATATTATCATTTGCGAAGAAGCGAGCATTTGAATCCTTAATTCGCTTGATAATTTTATCGGAAGTCTTTGCTTTTGCCATATACTATGTTCCTTTAATAATGTTATATAATTTGCCACCATTAAAGAACTCTGTTGTATTCTCTAATAGCTGTTGATTAATTGTAATTGGATCAATATGTTCCATCATGCTAATGATCCGGCCAATTAGTTTATCCTTATTTATGATATAATTGTCCCATGATGATGTCCACTCGCTTGGATATAACACGTCGTCTATCCCCATTTCTGAATAGCTTAATCTATTAGGCACCAGTGGCAATGTATTAACTAGTGCACCTTCGTACCAACTAATGCCTAATGTCTCTTGTAAGTTTGCTGAAAACACCAGCTTACTCTTAGCCAATAGTGTATGGTACTCGTCCTTTGTCAACTGTTTATCCTGCGCAAAAATAAATTTATACTGTGGCAATGCCTTTGCTAGGTCTTTAAATATTTCAGGCTGTTTCTCATCAGCAATTCTGTGTGGGAATAATATAATATCTTCTTTCTCTATATTATTATATTTAGACATTTCATTTTCTAAATACTCCATTGGCCATCCAACTTTACGAATACTATGCAATAATTGTCTGTCTATATCCCGATCATCATGCCAAAATGTATTGGTAAACATTTCTATATGAAAATCACTGGCAAAAAAGTTATCATCATAGCAATGATACATACTTAGTTCAGCATGCCTTACCCACTTTTCATCACCAATAAGTCTACCTAAGAAGTCGGCTGGATCATAACTACCAGCATGCCACATGCCACCAATTTTAATATCTACACCAAGCAATGATGCCATATACTTTAATTGTATTACAGTTGGATTCCACGCATCAGTATATAAAAAGTAATCACCATCCTTGATTGTGCCATCACAAAACAATGCCCCAATCTGTTCTAGTTGATTAGATTTATATACATTAGTTCCACCAAAATTTAAAAATGCTCCAGGGGTTGTTGCCTGTGGAGTATCTCCACCGGAAATAACTATAACGGGTTGATCTAGAAACTCTGCCATTTGCTTTGGTAAGAATTCCTTCCATTGAGATGTGTATCGTGTATCTACAGCTTCAATATCTACAATATAAATCATATGATCCTTATTAATTATCTGGTATGAATTCTAACTCCGCGCCATTCTCGTCATCTTCAAAGATTCCAATTTTAATCTTTCTATTTGGATACTTTTCTGCTATTTGATTTGCTAGTTCCTCACCAATCATTTCACAACTTCTATGATTTAATTCTAGAGTTCCTTTATCGTACAATCGTTCACACCATCGTTTAAATTGAATAAACTCAATATCCCTATCATCATGATACACTTCTATACTTACATAGAAATAGAATAAATGTCGATGAGGTACTCCTAAAAACGAAACGTCATCCCACTCACCAGTTGCTAACTTTGGATCAGTGTCAGCACCTGGATACATGTGTACTCCTTCCTTTTGGAAGGAGATTTTAATGTATGTAGATGTACGCAGTATTGGCATTACTTCTCAGTTTCTTTTTCAATAATTTTTAACATTTGCCACAATTTCCAATCAATTGCTTCTGCGTATTCAAGTAACTTATCTGCCTGGATACTTGATAATCCCTCCAAATTTGCTTCTACTGTTTCGGTAAGTTCTGGTTCGTCTATTAGTCTAATTCTTTTAGCCATGTGGCATTCTCCGTGTTGTTGTTTTAATTGTTGAATGTTAAGTATTAATTATAATACAGTCTTGTGTATATGTCAAGCAATACTTAACATTTTTATACCTATTTATAACGCATTAAAAAATGTGGTTGCTTCTTCTGAATCTTCATCTGAATAATCGCAACTATCATCATTTGATGTATTCGCATCTTCAAACAAATTAGCAAAAGAAGATTCACTATTTGTTAATGTTTTCTTACCGTTAAAGTCTGCGAGCATTGGTGCTGCGTTTTCTAACATAGTAAATGGTGTTTCACTCTTAAATAATTGATCAATGAAGTTTGTTAGATACACTGTGTTTCTTGGAACCCATGGATCAAATACTTCTTCCTTGCTTGATGGTTTTAGCTTGCGCCATTGAGTGTAATCAGGTTTGAATCTAGCATTGGCAACGTCAGCTAATGAGTTAGCACGTTGTACACTCTCAATATGTTGGTAAACATTGTGCGACATCATTAGGAAGTATGAGAAACTATCCCAACTTGTCTTGCCTTCTTTGCCGTTCTTATTAAGCATGCCAGGTTTGTACCAACATGTGTCTCCCATTGTTAGTCTATCGCCAACTGGTGAGCCCCATCCAAATGGTATCTTACTTCCTGATAACTGCTTATCATCAACCGCACGTTCCATTACATATCCAGATTTATTATTTCTATGAACATGCTGTGTGTACATCTGTCCCATTGCTGTAGAAATAAACGGACTAGCACAATCATACATCACTTCGATATCACTGTTAACATGTTCTCTTAGTCCACGTTTAATTGCGGTTAGAGCAACTGCCCAATCTAATTTACTTGTTCCTAGGAAGTGCAATACATCACGCTCTCCCTTTTCAAGTAATTTATCATCACGCATTTTAATAAGATGACTAAGTGTAATATTGATATCTAATTTAGTATTACCTCCAAATGCCCAGCCTTCAAATGGTAAATGTTTTACCGCATCATACCATACATCAGCTTCGTGTTTGTTTCTACCTTGTAAAACATTAAGCAATTTGGTATTGTATGTTCTATTTTTAGCAAACCAATCAGCGTTGAATAATGTATAGTCTAGACACTGTCCAAAGTCTTGAATGCCAGTCTTTGATTTGTACGGATCACTTGCTGCCATGGTTGGAATATCTAATATCATACTGTAATCAGCTGTGTATTCTAACCAGTCTAAAATAGTTCTACGCAATGAATCATCAGTCTTAAACTTTGACCAATCACATTTGATTACGCCTTTAATAATCTGGAATCCACCACTGTCACCGAGGATAAACGTATTTTTTCTATCACGTTGTTGTACCATGTTATCGGATACATCTGCTTTGTCTAAATTCAACTGAGCGTGGCCTGCTGAATACAGTCCCCACTTGTATGAATAATAACTATCTTCCTTTTTTAAGAAGTCACACCCGTCAATTCCCTTTTCAAACTTATCAGGAACTCGGTCATCAGCAATAAAATCTGACCCATATTGCTTATATTTAGATAAAATATTATTATAAAAAGTACTAATGCTTGGAAGGAATATACTATAATCCTTATTTGACTCTGAAAGATCTACTGTATTCATATTTTTATGATATTATAAGGTTAATAAATTGTTAAAATTAAATAGTCTGTGCTGGTAGAATATAGTTATATAAACCAATCCCACTGTCTACGCTGATTTGTAAGGCGCCTTTGTTTGAAATATTCATAACACAACCACCACCCATTCCTAATTTTAGGATTGCCAATACTTGTGATAGTGGCCAAGCAAAGCCGTCATTTAATTCACCGTCTACATCTTGTGCGAATGTTCTGGTACCAGTAAATGATCCGTCAGCTGCGCCTACTGTAATTACTAGGTCACCGTCTTTTACTTTTACTGTAAAGTTAGGTTCAATGCCACCGTAAATGTTAGCTACCTGTTGTAACTCTGATACCTTTGCTTTTGTTGGTTCAAATGTTACGTTCCACTCAACACCTTTAAATTTTACAGTCTGTAATGCCTGATCTACAATTTCCTTACTCATGAATCTGTATTGATCTTTGTTACCATGTGTATCTTTGAACATTAAATGATCAGGAGATGTCTCACCGTTGCGTTCGCGACTGATGATATCAACTGTGGCACCTTCTTCTTGATAGTTAGGTAGACTAACTACGCCACCTAAAAATCCCATATTACCTAATCCGATTTCATGATTTGTTAGATCTTCTAATTGATTATGTAGTGCTCCTGTTACGATAACTGATCTATCTGTATCCATAGCATCTAGTTGTGTTTCGGTATCTGTTCCAGTTAGTTTAACTACCTGAATAAATCCTAACCCAGCCGTATGTTTTACGATATCTTGAATAGCATCTCGTGTGTTTGTCATTTAATACTCCTGTAAAATGGTTTAATAATTAGTTGGAGGATGTTTGAGGCACGTCCTGCCTAAAGCCTTAATAATTAGTGTAATTTTTTGGTTATAGGGAAAATTACTAAACCCGCCCGAAGTAATCTAATATCTACGGACACATGTATCTTTAGTCTTTAGTAAAGATATGATAGATTACAGCTAATGACGCTAAACCTACGAGACCAGCATTGCCGAGTGCTGTGATGATACCAGTAATTGTGCCGATGATATCGCCACCGATGAATGGCACTGTGCCACCAAAGATTACTTGTAATACGATTGCTAGTGCGATTAATGCTACACCTGCTTCTGTTCCGGCCTTGATCCAGCCTACGATTTTATCTAACATATTTTTTCTCCTATGTCATAAAAGATAACCCATGTTATCTTTTTATTAAAAATAGTTTTACATCATTTCGGATACAACCAACAATATAATTATATTATTATATTATATAGTACGGCTGCTATAATTAGTTAGCCATACTATATGTTGGTAATCTTAGTATAAATCTATTGACTACTAATGTTCATTTCAATTATACCTTACCATAATTATACGTGATTGTCGTGTATTTGTCAATACATTTTTGTACTTTTTTTAAGTTTATTTGAATTGTTCTCCGAACGGATCAAATTCAGTACCACATTTCTGTGAACATACACCAAGCTTGCCTTCCTTGATACTTTGAAGACTCCAACTATTTTGTATGTCTTTCATAATACCACTATCAAATACTTTTGGTATGCCATGCTTTAATGAATTAATGCCTTCTTCCCCTCCAGCACGGTCAATGAAATCCCACACCTGTTCTGTACGGAAGTCATCGTGCCACCACTTATACATTCTACCTGCGGTCCAACAGCACGGCATAACCAAACCTTCAGCAGTTATAAAGATATTCTTTTCTTTTTCGACCTTACAATCAATAGTAGCTGTGTTGTAATAATCCATCATACTTCCGTATGTCTTTTCTATCTCTTTCTCCTTTGCTAAGGCAAGGTTATGATACTTCTTACTCTTTGGTTTAGTCAACGTAACTGTTTGTTCTCCACGACGATTCATTGCTTGATGGCTTTCTTTTCCAGTATGTTTGGCACTGCTAAAAAATCTACCTGTCTTCTTTTTAATAAACTTTTCAACTCCCCATTCAGAAGCTAATTGTTCCGCGCGGTCAACATCATGTTCGTTATGCTCAAAGATAATATAGTCCCATCTTGCTCGTCCACCAGCATCTATAAACGCTCGCATGTTACGTTCGACCAATTTCCAATGAACTCCTTGCCGATACAGATGGTTTGTATCCTCTAAACCATCTACTGAAAAGATAACTGTACCTTTATTTCCGATAACTTTAGCTAATTCCTGCCACCAGGCCACATCTCGTGCGCCACCGTTAGTGTTCATAGACAGCCACATCTCGTCATTGCAAGCTCTGAACCAATCAAATACCTCTAACGTGTCCTTGGCGCTTATAGGATCACCTAAATTGCCACACATATACATAGTGTTTAATTGACTTATAAAATCGGCGGGGAAGATATCTATACAATCGGACAGTGATAATTCAGCCATATTACTCTTAATATGTTTGTTTACATCACCACCATTTTCATTGCGATCACACATTGGACACGATGCGTTACATCGCTGTGTGATTTCTAAATGAACTGTGCGAATATCTTCGTACTTATACATTAAGCGTTCGGGTGACCTGCTGTGCACATTTTACTATTTGGCTTGCGCTTACATCTATAAAATCCGTGACTTGTTGCTTTCTTACTAATCATGTTTCCGTTTGCGTCTGATCTGCGTTTAACGAATGGTTTTGCTGTCTTGCTCATTGGATCTCCTTTTATTGTTTTATGTATGTATTGTACAATAAAAACTGAAGTTTGTCAATAGATTTATAAAGGTATTTTATAATCAAATACGTATGTCATTAATAACATAGGTATGATAATAAAAAATTGAGGTATAAAGTTTAACATGATAGCTTTCTCATTCCACTTCCAAGCAACGTAAATCCAGCCGGTCGCTCCTATCATTTGTAATATACTATTCCATGGAGTAAACCCAGCGACATGTCCGACCATGGCAATTAGGATAATAATCGCACTGGCATACTTGATGTATACTACATGTGGTTCATCGTCATGCCTATTCATCGATAACAAACGTCACTGTTGCTCCAGGGCCTACTTCGCTTGGAAGATCGCCGTGTTCCATTATATAATGTTTGATGACAGCTTTATACCACAGGTGACTATTATGATGTGCTAACTTGTTGAACTTATGGATACTGTTATTATCTGCGGGCATAGTTGTTATTGCCCTGGCAGACTCTTGCTGTAGCTCACGGACAGTTAAGTCAGCTAACATTATGTCCCACAGTTCATCATCCATACTAAATTATTCGTCTTCGTATGTGATTGTTGAGAACGATATGATACCTTCATCAGTAACAGTATCTATTACGTCCATGTTGCCTGCCGCTACTTGTCCCTTTATCCATTCACCTTCTTCCTTTGTAAGTAAACCAACTTCAACTGCAGTATTAATAATGCTGATATCTATTTCTGAAATGCCGTCTTGTGTAAGTACAGTTATAGTTTCACTCTCTTGTGGTGACGTTGGACAAGTTGGGTTACCAACAGTAAAAATTAATGCGTTATGACTAACTGAAAACGCTACACCAGATATAATTAAGACTGATGCTCCAAATAGGTTTTTAAGTTTATTCATACTATTAGTCCTCCGGTTGTATTAATGTCCATATACCATATGCTATCGCACCATAGGCCATAAGATCAGTTGGCATAATAAGAAATATCAAACCCGATGCAATTAACATAGCGCCGTCTAATGATGTTCTCTCTGTAAATCTATCTTTAACAAAGTTAATAATTGTGTTCATACATTCTCCTTTTATTTGTTCTAAATAGTATTTAGTTGGAAGGAGGAGTGACCGCTATACCTTTAATTTTTACTAGCATCGCATCGGAAGGATCTTGGAATGAATATTGCATATTTTTAACTCCATCTGTCTCAAATGCCAAACCGTGAAATTCAAAGTCTTTACCATACTCGAGACCCATATTTCCAAGCTGAGTACAGATTGAACTGGCAGCATATACTTCAAACATTCCGACAGAGTCGGTTAGGGGGACTACATGATTGGAGAGTGGAAAAGAAACACGCTCCATTACTTAATTCCTATTAGCATAAATCTATTATAGAGAAAAGTTTCTAATTCACCTGAATACATAATACTTGACATTGGATATTTACTTTTGGCGTCTCTCAAATCCTTACAGCAATTGGTATGTTGTTCATTATCAAAATAATCATTTGTCTGGAGTGCTACCAATGTACCTTTAGGTATATTATTGTACCAAGTATTATCCATATGTTCACAACTGGTGTTAACAACCAGACTTGCGTTTTCAGTTAGGTCCCAATACTCAGAACAATCATCGTCTGCTTGATCAACTGGTACTCGCATGGTTGACCCTGCCCAGACTATTTTATCTACATTTACTGCCTTTGGTAAGAATCGTTCATCTTTTGTTTCCTGATAACATAGTCGTTTACTCGGAGATATTACATCAGCGTTCACATCCAAGCTATAAATTTTACCTACGTTTAATTGTTGAAAGAAGTCATATGCCAAAAAGTTATACCAGCCACCGTAAAATATAACGTTGTCTAGTTTTTCATTATTAGTTCCCTTGATCAATTCAGTAATTAACCACATCTTACTTTTAATTTGGCCTCTACTTAAAAAGTCATTTAAATCGGGAATTACAGCAGACTCCGAATGATCGCCAGACCAATAATTAATAAATCGATTTAATCTACTTATAAAATCATTATCTCCACGTAGCCAGTAATCAAGCGCCTCTACTATATGTTGTAATTTTATATCTACTTCTGGTAAATTTTCAACCAGTAACAGATTGAGTAACCGATGCGACTGATTAGTATCTAATGAATCAAAAGAATCATTATTAGATATTATATCAGAAATAATATCTCGCTTGCGCCACCAATTATTATGATATAATGCCTGGTACATTATAAGCCAGCGATCATAGGCAACATAATTAGTTTCTTTAAAATATTCATCCATGCCCGTCAGCCATGAGTATTCTTGTTGGAACTTAGAGTGACTCATTGAATGTCCCTCGTAACCAATCCCAATCATTTATTTTCTGTAATGAATCGAGATCATTTTTATAATGCATTCCAAACTCCTTGCCTTGCTGTGCACCTAATAAAGCATATTCACCATATCTACGATCTTCGCCGCGAGTACACCATATATCTAATCTATATGCGTCATCTACCTGTATACTATTGTCAATGATATTAGACGATAATTTAGCACATTCACGAAACGCACTGCGCCAAGTGTTATATGGATCGGTGTTAAACTGTGTGATATTAGAAATTTCATATAATGGTTTAAACTTACAGCCAATACTAGTAGTCATATCTACTTTAAAATCCTTACAGGCCAGTAATTCCTTTCTCGGGAATAACTTTACAGCGCCATATCCATATAACAAATCATTAATTGGATTATGACTACGATATGTGAACACACATTCTGTTTCCTTGACACCAGGATATGCTTCTCTGCGTGCATCAGGAGAAAAGCTAAAACCAAAATTCTCACTGATCACCGCATCAGCGTCGACCACATAAAAATAGTTAGTATTTGCTTCTTCTGCGGCGGCCTGGTGTGCTTTGAGTAGCCCAACTACACCATCAACTCTTTTAGCGTTCGGTGCCTTTTGTTTTAAGATCTCAAAGTTTTCATCGGCATCTGGCTCACCGAAAGTTATCATCACTGTATCTAGCATACTACTATTTATTTCTAATATTCATATGTATTGCGGTTTTAGCTGTCTTTAATAACCCGATGTACTTCTTTATCTAACCAATGAGTGTCAATGAATTGTATATATTTTTCATTGGCATCTACTTCCAGTATGTCAGAAATATCTGGTGATTCGTACTCTACCGGTATAGGTAGTTGTCGATTTAATTCCTCGAGGTAATTATGTTTATATAGATACAATAACTCTTGACTTAAAAAATGTAAGTTATTGTCTTTATTCAATTTGTCAACCTCTGATATCATCATATGTGTGGTTGTCTCTCCACGTAATCTAGCTTGTTGTTGTGTTAAAATATTTTGATCTCTACCTATCACAGCTATACTTACTTCACAATGCCTGTTGACATTGCGGATGAATTCTGAATAATTTGGAATGTGTGGTACCTTATTCTTTATGTACGGACAACTAATGCTAGTTACATAGTAATCACTTTGTTCCCAATCAAAGGTATGGGCTTCGTCTGGATTCTTCCACATACTAGAGAATGGTTCGTCGTGATGTCCTTCCCAATATGTTTCATTCAGACTGTTCCAACCGTATACACTTTCGTGTAATGATAAAATCTTACTAAAGACATGATTTCCTGCACCCTGTGGTCCAGTTATAATTAACAGTTGCTTCATACTATACATTATACAGCATTATATAATATATGTCAACATAAATAATAATATGGTATCCTTCCCACTAAACAATCGATTAGAATTAGAATTATCTAGTAACTGTACTATTGAATGTCCAGGCTGTCCTAGAGTGACAATGAAGGAAAGTGAACTTAGTTGGAATCATGGTAACATAGACACTAGCGATTTGCTTAACTTTTTAGGTAATACTGATTATGCTGCAATTGTGATTGGTGGTACGTTTGGTGATAGTATATATCATCCAGTAGTTGATTTAATTATAGAAAAGAGTATAGCTTCATTAGAAAAATTATCGGGAAATCTGACTATCGACACTAATGGTAGTTATGTAACACGAGAAAAATGGCAAAAAATAAGTTATGCTCTTAACTCCGGAAATGATAGAAGAAGTCGAGTAAGAATGACATTTAGTATAGACGGTCCTCCTAATAATTTTACAACATATAGAGTAAACGGTGATTGGAACTCTATACGTATGGGCATTAGTACTATGCTGCAGCCGATTCGAAGGAAATATATAGTGGGATGGAAATATATAATATTTAAGTACAATAGTTCATTTCACGACTTAAAGATGGCATATGATAATGCTAGGGTATTAGGAATTGATCAATTTATTTTGGTGCACACCGGCCGTGGTCCAAAAGAAATGTTAATCAAAGCTTCAGAATTCGAAGAAAACCTAGTACTGCTTGAGGAATACACAGCTGATCTACGTGCCGAATTAGGTGCTAACTCTGGAGTACTTCCGAAGTTACATATTCAGATCCACCCAAGAACTAGAAGGTTCGACGCCGCTGGAGAAGAAACTTTTAAAAAGAATATAAAATTTGATAGTCCTAAGGCATTACAAAAAATAATAAAATTTGATAACACTAAAAACTCTATGGTTACATTTACTAATCAGCCTCGGCCGGCTCGAGAAGTTTTTGAAACAGAACATACACTACCTTTATGCATTAATGTGGAAACATGGATGAACTTTATATCGAGCGATGGTACGTTTTGGCCGTGTTGTTTCATGCGGTCATCTGACACTAAAATAATAAAAGAATTAAACCTGTCATCGTCTGATTTAGAATCTATGAACATTAAAAATTATACTGCAGAAGAAATAGTAGCTGGGCCTGGATATGCTAAAATTATAAATGGGTTTGATAAAGTTGATACATGTAGACATCATTGTAAGAAAACAGATAAATCTAAAATAGATTTAGTTACGGTAGAACATTGATATGATATCATTCCCATTAAATAATCGAATAGAGTTAGAGTTGTCCAGTCATTGTACAATTGAGTGTCCGAGTTGTCCTCGGGTTGAATTAGCAGATTCTGAGATAGAATGGAATCACGGTAACATAGATACTGATGATGTAATTGCATTTCTCAATAACAATAGTCTTAATGCAATAATAATATGTGGATCGTTTGGTGATAGCATTTATCATCCAGACATACCTTTAATTATAGAAAAATGCGTCGAGTCATTAACTACGGCAGGATCAGTTGGAGGAACACTAACAATCGATACTAATGGTAGTTATGTAAAACAAGAAAAGTGGCAGGAGATAAGTCGAGCCATGAACAAGGTTACTGATAATAATTTTAGTAGGCAATTTGTATTCAGTATAGATGGAACCCCGGAAAATTTCCACACGTATAGAGTAAACGGTGATTGGAAATCTATAAGTATGGGGATGGAAATCATGACACAACCTGTACCTCGCAACTACAAAGTGACATGGAAATACATAGTATTCAAATATAATAGTTCCTTTGATCATCTAAAGTTAGCCTATGATACAGCTATATCATTAGGTATTGATTCATTTACTTTAATCCATACTTGTCGCGGTCCAAAAGAAATGATAATTGCCACTTCAGAATTCGAAGAAAACCTAGCACTACTTGAAGAATACAAATATAGTTTAGATATGCAGTCTGAAAACAGCCGACAATTACCTGAACTACATATCGCCATAAAGCGAACTAAAGGGGTAAGGTTGTCTTCTTCAGGATCATCGGTATTACCAATGTACGTTGAACAAGTAATAGTAGGAAAAAAGGGCAAGAAGGATACTATCAAAGTATCTAAAAACGATAAAGTTACAAAACAAATAACATTCAATAACAGCAAGAGTTTGACAGCCGAGCCTAAACCATCACAATTATTTGAAACGCCACATATAGTTCCACAGTGTATGAATGATAAATCCTGGACGAGTTTCGTAGGAAGTGATGGTACTTATTGGCCATGTTGTTTTGTTCGATCACACTGTGCAAGAACAATAAAAGAATTAAATCTAACTGAATCAGACATGAAGTCCATGAATATAAAAGATCATACATTAGAAGAAATAGTATCTGGACCTGGATATAATAAACTTATGAATGGTTTTGATATGATATCAACGTGCCACATCCATTGTAAAAAACCAGATAAATCTAAAATAGGATTATCCACGGTATAAAGTCAATAAAAAAGGGAGCAATTGCTCCCTTTTTATACTACTTAACTAATCTTTAGTTAAACCACTTATCAAAAAAGTTACCTTCTGATTTTTCTGATTTTTTATCTCCAGATATAACAGTTGGGGCCGGAGCACCTGCTAATGCTTCTTTGTAGATTGCTGCCTTACCAGTTGCTTGTAGGAATCCAACTAAGTTAGATAGGGTTGTTGGGTTGATTTGTGCTTTTAATGTATCTAAAGCTGAAACCATGTCGTCACCAATAATCCAATCGTACTTGCCAGTTTTCACATAAATCTTCTCCATTGATTTAGGATCTGCTGCCATTGCTTTGAATGCCGCAACTAACTTAGGAGTATTTGGATTGTCCTTGTTCACCCATAACGCTTTTTGCATCACATCACGGAAGTTACGTACTAATTCAAAAGCTTCCCAGAACTCACCGCTTGGTGCAACACCGTGGACTTGTTCAAAAACCTCATGGATTGATTGGTTTGGCCAGTTAGGATCTGCGTCGATCTCACCAGACTCTAAGTTAAATACACCTTGTGAGAACCATACTTTAGAGTAATCTTTGCCAGTGTAGTACTTGTTGTACGCCGCTGTAGACTCACGAGTTACATTTAATTCACCACGTTGATAGCTAAGACGTCGTTCACCGCCACTCATGCCGCCAATGTATTTGTATTCATTAGCAAAAATCTCTTTAGCTTCTGCCATTGTTAGATTTGCTCCACCCTTTAATAAGATGTGTGCCATCATGTCTGGATTCATACCAGAACCAGCCGAGAATTTAATTTCATCTGTATATGGATTAAATCCTGCTTGATGTCCGTTAATAATCGTTAGATTCATCATACCAATTGGATCATACTGATAGTAGTCGTACTTAACATCATCTACTAAGTAACTCACGCCGTTGCCGCCATGTGATACCATTACTGTCTTGTCATCAAATCTCAAATCAGTGTGAAATTTATTAAAACCTGGAATATCGTTTGCTCCTGGAATATGTTGGATTCTAATTTTTTCACCTAAATGAGGTTCTAACTCTTTTGCTACAATCGATGTCCATACAGACGTGCCAGAACCTGGCTTCTGTGGTACAATAAAGGTATAATCAGCAATCGCTGCTGTCATAACACTTCCCATTAATACTGCCGCAACTGCCTTTTTAAGATTTCGCATTCTTTCTCCTTGTTGTTGTTGTTACTTCTAGTCTTTATTTATAGTACAGAATACTATAAATTGGTGATTTTACATCATTACAGATCGATCATATCAAACTGTCTTTTGGGAACATTACAGACTGGACAGGTCCAGTCTTCCGGAACATCTTCCCACCGGGTGCCTGGATCAATACCTTCAGTAGGCGATCCAAGTTCTTCATCATATATCCAACCGCATATACGGCAGATAAGTTTTTTATATTCTTTATTTGTTTTATTCATAAGTTAATTATATTACAGTTCCTATTATTTGTCAAGTGTTATACGAAGTCAATTCTAGCTTTATTATAAAAGATTCCCCAGATGCTAGTAGCTATTGCCATTCCAATAAAGATTGCAGGTAATGTTTCTAACAAGTCAGACCATTCATACAATCCAGTGAATTGCGTGTAGCTCTTCTCTAGTCTAGCACTTAGTATAAATCCAATTAAGAAGCTAATGCGACTAAATTTTATATATTTTAGAAGCAATCCAATAACACAGCACAGTGCGAAAAATATATAATCATCTATGGTACCAGAATACATTTGGGCCGACCATACGAGTGTTGCCATAATTGGCCAGAAGTAATATTGAAACGGAATGGTTGTAATTTTAACTGCATACTTGATAAACATATATGCTATTGGTAAGATGATAAACAGTGACCACATGTAACTAGATAATAACACATCAAAGAATTTTGTGTCTGCTAGTACTGTTGGAGTCCCTAATTCTAATCCAACATACATCAACAGTCCCATGACTATCACTTCAAACGGGGCGCCTGGAATACCAAACAATACTGTTGGAACATAGCTTGTTGCCTTTTGTGCATTATTGGCACCTTCACATCCAATCACGCCACGCACATGGCCTTTGCCTATCTTCTCGTCGTCATTCTTAGTGGCAGATACTGTTTGACTATACGCGAACCAATCAGCAATGTTACCACCTATTCCTGGGATTAGTCCAATGAATCCACCAATGAATCCACCACGTAGGCCATCCCATTTATACTTCCATGAATCTTTTACTCCTTGAATCAATTGTGATTTTATCACTGCGTCGTCTAGCTCTATCTTTTCTGATCGGAGCCTATATGCCCTCAGTAGATCAGGGAACGCAAGGACACCAGCCATGATTGGAATCATCATCATCTCGAATCCGCCGCCCAAATATTCCCAATCAAATAAAGTAACGCCATCAATTTCAATCGTTGTCCACCTAGCTGCATTTGTTGTCGGGTCTACGCCTATGTGTCCTACCATAACTCCAAGTATTAATGCTAGGAATCCTCGAATATAATACTTACTACTAATAAAGACTACTGATGCCATAGCAAATATTAAAAAGGCAAACATCTCTTTTACACCAAAGTATAATATAATTTTAGTATAGTACGGTAAGAATAGAAATACTAGTAGGCCCCATATCAAGCCGTTAACCCAACTTGTACTGATTGCCGCGGATAATGCTCTGGCTGCTTCTCCCTTGCGACTCATAGGGAACCCATCGATCATGGTAGCAGCGGCGCCACCGGCACCTGGTACATTCATAACAACACCACAGAATGTATCTCCAATACTACTGGTTACTACTATGGCAGTGGTAAATGCTACTAACATATATGGATCTTCAAAGTATCCAACGAATGAGTAAACTGCAATTAGTCCGACGGTTGCGCCGGCTACTGGTATTAATCCTACAAAAAACCCGTACACTACTCCCAATAGGAGTATCCCCATATATTCCATACCCATAGTTTATTACATGTTAGTTAATACAAGTTATAGTATACATGATTTCTCATGCAATGTCAAGATCTATGCTAGTTTATTATTATTTGTTGTTCTGTTTTTAGCAATAGTATTACCGTTGATTACTTTCTTAGTATCAGACCAGTACTGTATGGCATCATATGTATCTTTGTTAATCTTAGTCTTTCCTTTGAATCTTTCCTCAGGTGGAAGCGCCTGTAAGCGAGAATATTCAGCAAGTGCTCTTGCGAATTGTTCTTCAGGATGGTACCTGTATTGTTTTGGCCAATCATTTTTACTGGTTTCTGCCGCGTATAATAAATGATTGTCAGATAAAATAAAACTAGTCATCAAGGCTGTTGCTTTCTTTAATTCAGGCCGCTGTTTATTTGAATCACTTGCCATAAATTGATTAAATAGTTTACCTCTTACCTCATCCGCATTAACTATACCATCTTGTCCTCTTGATCTATCTAAAATATTTAAATATTCACGAGTAGCATTAGCACCAATACCAAAACCTGTAATATAATTTTCAGGACTTGTAAATTGTACAAGGCGTCTGTCTTTGTTTCCATATCGAACGCCGCCTTTTTCATCAACTGCGGCTATGTTCATACTTAAATGATGCGCCCATTCATGTGGGAATGTGTGCTTCATGTATTCAGGAGTAACTTGCCCTAAATCTATTTGGGACATGAACGGCATATCTTTTGTATATCCTGGTTTTTGTGATCCTAGTGTGATTTGGTCTTTACCAAACCCATCACTTGCTTTTTTTGGTTTACCTGAGCCAGACGTAATTAGATTTGTCTGATTATTTGTAAATGCTCTCGGTGGAACATTCCAAACTTTAGCCTGGTCCTCTATTCCCTTTCTTAATAAGTCTGCCTCTTCTGATGTACCGGAAAAGTTAAATCCATGTATGTCGTGCCACTCTTCTTTCTTGAGCCAATCTGGTATTGATTTGTAGTTGTCTTTACCATCCAAATGCCAGGCTTTTATTTCCTTGAATGTAGGCACATTGGGGCCAGGTGGGTTGTATTTGTATTCGCTGTCTCTGCGCTTGGCGCGTCCAAAGATATTGAAAACATCAGCCATATCATCAGCCGTTTTCCCCATATTACTTTTCATCCAATTTACAGGATTAGTTGGTAGTTTTTCAGCACCTAAAGCATCTTCGGTTTCGCTTATTTTAATTTGGTTATATCTCATGTCATTCTTATTCCTTTAGTTCTATACTTATTCGTGGCCAATCCAACACCATTAATTACACGTAAACTCGCTAACCATTTCTTTATATGCTTAAACGTTGTAGAGGTTATTCGACTACCCCCAGAAGCAAATTCAGCTTCTCTATCCGATTCTGATTTATTCGCCAATGTTACATATGAGGCAAGGGCTCTTGCTCCTAACTCTTCAGGGTCAAATCTGTAATAATTTTGTTTGCCGTGGTTAGCTAGATGTCTATGCAGTGTATCTGATGAATGCTTTAGTAAATTTGGATCTGTTGCTAAATTAGAAAACGCCGTAGCCCATAAGTGTTTCATCTCAGGCGCTTGCTGCATTGTTTTACTATTGACAATATTGTCGTATAGATTTTTTCTCCATACTGCTCTGTCTATGTTTCCATCTGCGTTTTTACTTTTATCAGCGATAGCTAAAAAATGTTGTCCACGATAATTACCTCTGCCGAAGCCAGTAAAGCTATTAAGTCGATCCTCTAAATCAAACCGCTGATCACCATTTGCAAAATTATTTAGAATATCATTCTTAGGAAATCGACTCTTCCACGATTGGTTTCTCTGTCCGCCTTCCGCATTAACTGCTCCTAGTTTCATTTGTAAATGGTGCCAAATTTCATGATAGAACGTATCTCTGGTATCTTCATCATCATAATCAAGGAAACTTCCTGCAATTTTTATTTTAGAACCCAACGGAGCGGCTGAGGCATGCGACGCTGGAAATACGCCTGCGTGTGTACCGGCCGCATTTGAGCTGGTGGTGCTACCGTAATTCAATTCATCTCTTGCTGAACTACTCATAGCTATTGCTCGGGGTGGAATGCCAGTAGCGTTAGAGAATCTTTCTAATTCAAGCTTGACCCGATCAATATTTCCCGGTATATCATTTCTTACACGCCACCCATACACCTCTGTGGTTGAATAATTATCAATAGCTGCTGCTATCGCATTAGGTTTAGTATCATGGTGGGGTTTCGAGTAGGTATATTTTTTATCTCTAGTTTTTGGTTCTGTATTACCGACGGCAATAAGGTCAGCTAGTGTCTTTTTATCGTACGCATCTGGATCAAAGCCTGCTATATCTCGTTTCACAGCCTCCATGTCGCCAAGTAATTCTGGATTTGTAACGTAATCAGGAGCGGTAGCTGTGGGTTTTTTCTCTATTGGCTCTATTGGCTTTGGCTCTACTGGTATAGTTGGTGTTGTACCTGGCGTACCTATCATTTTAAGATCTGGATTTTTCCAATCAGGGTCTGGATATGTTTCCAATTCATCCATTGTCATATCACCGTAATATTTAGTTGTTAGTTCTTTATTGTCCGGATCAGGAAATGTGTTTGTTCCTTTATATGACTTATGATCTTCTGATATGTCGTTAAATCTCATTATGTTACCATTGTATATATTGTATAGTATTTATTCGTTTTAACTGAATTCAGAAGTTAATACTCTCTTTATATTTCTTAATAATATCTTTCCAATTATCAAGTGAGTCTTCACCTATGAAATCAAGTAATTTCTGATATTCACACTGAGAGTCTGCCTGATGATTAGATAGCAAATGATCAATGTAGATTTCTTGTACATTGTCTTCACCCCGCAAGTACTTAAATTTATCTAATTTCAAATCCGTAAATTCACGATTCATTTTAATATGATATGATTGCAAATCAGATTTAAGGCGGCCCCAGTCAGATGACAGTGTAGTCAATACCACATACTTAATGTCATAAAATTCATTACTTCTAAAAAAGTTAGGATGTGCTATATGAAAATCAATTGAATGTTGTGCCAGTGAAAATGATGCCATCTTTGTAGCATTCTCGTTATTAAATATTGTCGGCATGCCAAGTGTTTCCGATTTGTTATCCCTCCAGGCGCCACCAACAAATGTAGTTGTATATATATCATCTGTATCTATTATATCTTTCGGACTAGGTCTTTCCCATGTCATGTTGGTTCTGTCAAATGTAATGAGTTCGTCTTTCTTTCTCTGTCGCGTGTTATGTCGCATTATGGTGTTCCACATTGGCCGCCATAATCGATCAGCTGCGCCAATAACTTTCTCATCCTCCTTGTGGCCGGGAACTTCTGCATTTAAACACATGTTAAATGCCTTTTTTGTGGTATCGATATTACTAGAAGATATATCTAATACTTGAAGAGCAGGTTGGTCTATTACCTCGTTAAGCCAATCATCACACTTAATATATTCGTTATATTTAGATATAACTACGGTTGAATCACATTTAAATTTAGAATCAACGAGCCCAAATCTAGGCCTATAGTGGTATGCTGTGGGCGATAACCATCTCTTTGGTCGATGATGCTTGCCATCGCCCTGAGCCGAAGACCTAGCTCCTATTGACAATTGTAAAGGAAAGTTATTATGTTGATTTATAAAGTAAATCATGAAATTGCCACACAGTCCTGATTCATATACTAATAGATACAGTGTGGGTTTCATAAATTAACCGCAGCCTTATACACATCTACCATATCTTTCCAATTATCAAGTGAGTCTTCACCTATAAAATCTAATAGCTTTTGGTATTCCGAATCTGACTTATCCAATAGCGATACGATATCTAACTCCATTAAAGGTTTATCCATTATATCAAATATTGATATTAGGTCATCATACTCTGACATTCTTTCTAATTTCCATTGTTTATCCTTCTTAATGCGATTGAAATCAGCTGATGCGGTAATCATTATATACTTTACTTGATATTCCGTATTGTCAGAAATATATGATGGGAATTCAACAAAAAATCCAGGAGCATGAAATGGACTCGGCACAAATGCTATTTTACTAAACCTATCGTTCTTAAAAACTTTAATTCCTTTACCCCTCGGTGGCAATAATCTGCTGTTTGCCCATGGTTGTATGTTGCCATCAGAATTAACAATATAATTATTTAATCCTGATTGATATTTTGTTGTTAACGCTACAAATACATTGCTTTCATAATCTAAATTAGCCAACGTCTCATCAGCGGTCTGTGGATCAGAATAATGTCTTCGATATCCGCTATTAAATGGTTTTTTGAATTCGACTCCATCATTGCTATTCAAAATCTCATCGTAATGCTCACTTAAATATCCTTCATCAACAATAGTGAACTCTCTATCATAGTGTTTATGGTCGGCAAACATATAATTACGTGGGTTATGATTTATTGAACCTATCCGTTTTTGTTGTGGGAAATTATTATGGGCGTTTAATATTTGTAATACTAAATTCCCACATAGTCCCGATTCATATAGTACCAAATAAATCGTGGTCGATGGTGTCATTAATTCAGATATAATATACCAATTGACAAAATAAAACTAGCCGCTACCATAATGGCGATCAATTGTAAATTTTTTAAATCCATAAAAGTATGTGGTTATTTTTTTTGTCGTTTATTAAACTGGTTTAATTCATAGTTTTGATGCATCATTCTCTGAGTATCATCTGCAGCATTTAAATCTGACATAGTCACACCCGCATCAGCATTCCATTCACCACCATCCCAATCTAACTTTTCACTTGATGTATTATCACGGCGTGATTGGGTGGGTGTTGTTACAAACTCTGTTGAATTTGCGTCCACCCATTGATTACCATCCCATTCCTGTGGTACCCGCTCTGTAGTAGTGGTAGATGATGTTCGTGGGAGTGGACGTCTATACTGAACACGTGGTGTATTTAGATTTATGCTAATACTATTCCTGCGTTTCTTATTAAAGTGGCGGCCTTTATTATGTTCATGATTATTGTGTTGGTTATGTTGGTTGTGTTGTTTACGTTGTTTGATACGTCTCTTATGTCTCTTATGGGAGTCACGATGCGGAACACTACCGTCATGTTCAGGTTCATGCCTGTTATAGCTGTTGTGATTGTGTTTTTTATCTTTAAAGTTACTACTAGAGCTACTGGACGAGCGTTTCTTCCAATGTTTTTCATTTAATAACTGTATGTCAGAATATCTCATTTCTTTGTCCTATAATCTAATATTAGTATTTATTACTTTTTAAATATTTACGGGTAACTATGTCATTACATATTCTATCAATAGTCTTCATGTCATACTTCCATGTAGTAATAACCGTATCAACATCACCCGCCCGTGGCTCAGTGAACATACTATTGGTATCTTCAAATCTACCGTTGTCAATGGTGTTCATCCATATTACATAGTCAGCATCAAACTGTGATCGTGTATGTGCGGTTGGAGCAATAAAATCAACAATAACAATGTTAAGGTTATTTGAATTACATTTATCATTTGCCAACTTATTCATACGCTTGGCTTGTCTAACTCTACCCTCCTTGGAAAAATCCCAGTCATCAAATTGATGGCGCACCCGATCAGCATTATACCATGTAACCGGAAACACTTGATTTAACACGTTGAACATTTTCTCGCTAAATGTAGTCTTGCCGCTACCTGGTAGTCCCATTACTAGTATCTTCACTAATTAATTCTCCTCTGGATTAATCATAGATGAAAGGATCTTTATCGCCCTTCTTTTTTAATATTGATTTAAGTTTTCGACGGTTACGCCACTTCTTATATAAATTTTTAATATTACTTATTAACTTCATAGAACTAGTATAACACATATAGTATGGAATGTAAAGTATTTATTATGATTGCTTACTAAATATTGTATATGAGAACACCACAACAAATAGCTAAAATACAGGAGTTTGAATCGCCACCAGTTCAAATTAATAATTTCCTATCAGTCGAACAAGTTGATGCTCTATTAAAATTATTTAGAGAATCACCTTATACCTGGAAAAAACATACTGGGCCTACTGTATTTGAAATAAATCACGAGGGACATACTACATTTAATGACACTAAGATTATCATACCAGATATAATAAATGATATCATTGACAAACTAAATCACACATTTGATAACTTTGGTAAATGGAGATTAACATTATTTGATACGTTTGTGCCTCATCGAATACATAACGATGATAGTACACGATATCCCAATGTAGGGAAGGCATTTACAATGCCATTGATTGCCTATGGTGGTAATGCATCAGATACATCGCTTATTATTTTCAATCAAAGGTATTATGGCGGACCAGTAAAATATCATCCACGAAAGAATGGTAAAACATTCGATAAGGAGAGAGTGTTGGGGTACAACTCAACATTGTCCGATCCATCTGATATCATAGGCTACTGTGTTGATGATCATATTACCTCTGCTGCCGAACTAAAGTTATTATCACATATGCCTGCACGCTTTACTCGTGGGCTATCAATACAAAAAATATGCCCATGGAATATTGGTTCGGTCATTGCGTTTGATAGCCTACAGTTTCACTGTGGTGCTAATTTTGTAGACGTTGGCATAAATCGAAAGATAGGATTATCAATCTTCACTGAACGATAATGGACTAGAAGATCCAGATGAAGAATTATCTGTCGAAGACGGTAGAATAGTAGTTGCGCCGCCAAAGAAATGGTGGGAATAAAATTATTCCTCGTCGTCCTCGGCCGCAACAAAGTTAACGAGGATTGATTGTCCATACTGGTCAGTATATGACCATTCTACAGATCCTTCCCCATCAATAACAGAACGTAGTTCATCTAAATCACACTCAGTAATATCAATGTTTATCGTTGGTAATTCGCTCGGAAACACCTCGTCATTTAATGCTTGTTGATCCAAGAGAGTTTTCTTGGCAATTGCCACTGATACCTCATCGCTAGTTTCCTGTGCATACTTGGCATATGCCTCATCAAAATTAAAATCTTGTGTCATATTAATTGCTCCGTTATTATTTAATATATGCATATTATAACATAAGACGTCTTACTTGTCAACCTTTATTTTAGTCAATAAAAAACACCCTGAGCCTTGGGTGTTTTAAATGCGATTTACCGACTTATCTATTTTACACTGGGCAATGATGACATTGCAAACAAATTATGCATGCTATCATTATACCCAATTAGGTATGATTCTCTGTCAGAGTGTAAATCACCAAATTCTACTTGTGGGTTGTCACCGCGCTCTGCGTCTAACCATCCGCATTGATAAAAGCGATCACGTAATCTCAAGTATGAATCTCTGTTGGATTTTGTAACAATTGTTGCCATTAGTTGCTCCTTTATTTTAACATATGCATATTATACAACAAGAAGCCTTGCCTGTCAACTATTAATTATTTTACTTGTTGCGCTGGAAAGTCTAATTGACTTATAGTAGTACCATGTACCCACGGAGTCTTAACATCGTCATTGAACTCAGCGTCGATTTTGTTAAACATGTTCTCAGTTTCTTTTGCATACCAACGTGGGTCCCATAAATCATATGCGTTGTGATCAAACATACCGTTGTGGTATTTGTTGTTGTCATCAAACGGAAATTCGATATCGTCCATATCGAAGAATCCAGCGTTAGCTGTCATTGATGTTGCTAAAAATAATGTTGCGATTGTTATAAATTTTTTCATTTTAATTTCCTCAAGTTTAGTTTAAATATCTAGATATCTAGATTACGTATTATAATGAACACCTTAATCTATATTAGTGTTCTCTTATATATTTATTTATCTATATAAGTGTATTATAATGTCGTAATTTAACTCTTTAAGGAAACTATTTTATTACGTATTATCTGCGGTAATTATATTATAAATCTCATGCCAATTCTGTACACGAACATTACAATTATTACAATAATCAGCATGTACATCAATATTATGCCCATGTGCCATCATAATAGGATTTAATCCCAGGTTGTATCCGGTATTAATATTTTTAGGTTTGTCCTCAATCCAATAACAATTCGAATCACGAAACTCTGATAGTGTTGCTACCTTACTATCACCGGCGGCTAATAGACTAAACCTATCAAATACTTCCTTACCGAATAGAGTTTCTAAATTATATTTGCGAAACTCTTTGGCGGATGCATCATCAGTCTGACTAGATATGACATGGAATTTATAACCATGTTCAATATTTAATTTACGAACATACTTAACAGCATCTCTAAGGGGACCAATATTAGCCATGTGTGGGCTAGAGTTATATTCTCTAACATATGCATAACCGTCAGACGGATTAATGCCCAACGATGCAGATATATTATATTCGTTAGGATTCTTAACTTCACATCCATACTTTTCATATACCCAGTGATAAAAGTGTGGAGCCCAATCTAATAGAACACCATCACAGTCTGTTAATATAATTTTATCTTTTAATTGTATTTCCACTAATTAGCATCCTTCCAAATTAAATTGATCTTCAATAATATCACGCTTCGTTAATTTGCCGTGCTTGATATCACTTATTTCTTGTTCGGTAAGGCCGCCATCAAACAACCATACAGTTAGTTTACTGTTTTCTGCAGAAAGGTCGTCGCGTTCTTCAGTTATTAACCCTACCATGTTTTCTAAATCATCGATCTCATCTTGTAAAGTTTGTTGTATCTGCCGATGAAATTCAGTATTAGCCTTAGATAACATTGCCTGCCTCTCTTATACGTCTTTTCCAAGCGCCGCCTGCACGTTGTTCTCTTAATTGCAATCGTACCCACTTAAGAGTGTCTTCCTTATCCCAATTTTCAATATTGGGATTTACTGATAGAGAACTAATTAATAATTCTATTTGTTGCTCTGTTAAATTTTCTAATACCATTCAATTGCTCCTTTTATTTAATATACTGCAATTATACTACAAGACGTCTTACTTGTCAACCTTTATATTCAAAAGAATACTAAGGATAAATACATAATATACAATAAGGATTATACAGCATGCCAATCGATAAACGCAATAAAAGTGATATGTATTCTATTTTAGATAAACTAAGACAATCTAAACAGCTTGAATTCGATTCTGAAAGAGAAAAGAAACCGTATTACTATGATGATGCTGATAAATGGGATGAATACCCATTGCCAAAAGCTAAGCCGTCAGATAACGACAATTATGAAGAGAAACCATTAAATGAAGGAGTGGGACCAATCAAAAATCTATTACAGATGTTTGATGGCTCTGCTGAATGGCTTGCTGCTCTAAATAAACAATTGAGATCAAAGATCAATAAGAAAGAATTACAGGATATACTCAAGAAATCAGAGTATAAAAAGGTAGATGATGATATAGCTAAAAATCCTGAGGCATATATAGGCAACAGGGTAAAAAAGGATAATATAAATGAAGATGAGATTGATGAGGGTTATGCTGGTGCGATTAATTTTTTACGTAAATTAGGTGGATTCGGTGATGATGCCGTTAAAGTTATTCCAGATATAAAACCTATACACGGTATTGATGCTTATGGGAATAAAATAAAACCTATAGAAGCAAGCGGCAATATAGCGATTCCAAAAGGCAACAGCCTGGGAATAGGTAAGCCAATGAGTGGCAAGAATCACAGCCCCTACCAAATAATGGCTGATCCTAATCTTCCAAAGGTGTCCACTACAGTCATAGGTGTTGGCCCTCCTAAAGGAACAAGTGTGTCAGAATTATTAGATATACCTAAGCGACTAACTAATAATATGACATTTGCTGAGTATGTAGCCGCCAATAAAATTAAAAAATCAAGACAACAAATTGCAATAGGAGATTATGATAAGAAGTTTGGTATTACTGATGCAAACAAATTATTCGGAGTTGACTCTGTTCCGAAAACAAAAGTTGATGCGATTAGTAATGCCATTGAGGCCAACCTTAGAAGAAATATAGGATTACCGGAAGTCACACCACCCAAAAATGTGTCTAAACTAAAGCAACGACGCATCGACGCCAAAGCAAAAAAGAATAAGAAGTAATATTACTTCAGTGAGCAAGAAGCCGCTTAACGCGGCTTCTTGCGTATGTGTTTAATTATCTGTTATTCATTATCGCCAAACATATCAGATACTAATTTACTAAACTTCTCATCAGCACCATCGGCAATTTTTTTAAATAATTGTTTTTCTGTAGTCGACATATTAGCCATATATTGGGTTAATGTGGTTTGTGCTTCAATCGGCAATTCAGAATATTTTTCGGCCACATATTCATATGATGCAAAACTACGAATCCACTCTCTCATCTCTCGCTTATGCTGCTTTCTGTCGTACATATCGCTTCCGCGATTCCATGGTACAACTAGATCAATTGAATTCGGCATCAAACCAGGCTGGATATGGTTCACGAGGGATATTACTAAGTTCTTCAGGGACGTCCATTAATTCTTCAGGAGTTTCCCCCTTAAACCTAGGTAGGAGGTAATCTACTAATTTACTATATTGGAATGCCATACCATTTTCAAATGCATCTGTTGGTATGTTTTTATAGTGGTTCCAATAGTCATTATCTCTATTTGAATATTTGTAATGTATTACTACAAAATCAACTAACGCGTCAAACTCTTTGTTAATCTGAAAATTAGCTTCATCAATACTTACAGTACCTTGAAGATATGCCTTTAATAACTCAAGACTTCTAACTGTTATTAATAACCCTGTAGATTCTAATGGTTCAATAAAACTAGAGGATAGTCCAACGTACATTGAATCTTTAGTTATGTGTGTTGTATTTCTACCAGTTCTCATTGACACTTTACGTACTTCATTTGGATCAATATCAACTCCAACCTTACTACTGATGAGCTTTACGAAATCATCTTTAACATCATACTTATCGTCATGTACATATCCATATGCCATTTCATCTTTCAATGGTATATTCCATACCCAACCATAATCCATACCTTCAAACACAGTATGAGGTACCATTTGTTCTGCTTTATTAACATATGGATGTCTATAGACATAAGCAGCGTTATTAGGTATCTTGTCTGTAATGGATACAAACTCCTTATCTTCACCTAATAGCCTTCTACCAAAACCAGTAGAGTCAATGACGAAATCATATGTCCCTTCAATTTCTTCGAGGGTTGTTATTTTCCTCAAGATAGTTAAATTCTTAAGGGAGGGCATTATAGTATCTAAATAAGTGAGTAAATCAGTACATCTAAAGTGAGTTGGATTTGCTACTGCCCAACCTCTATCTAACCAGTCTGATAGGATATCGTTATCAACCATTAAGTCTTTCATGAAAGACGTCCTGGTGTCAAAGGGAAATGTAAATGATTGGCCTATACTGAATTCTTTAAACGCTGAACCAAGTTTTAATGTCCCATTTGCGTTATTAATTATATCAGTTGATGTTACTCCTAACTTGGCAAGAAACATTGACACGCCTGGTACAATTGCTTCACCAACACCAATCGGATTGTTATCTTCTGGATATATCCAAGTTATTTGTTTTTCTGGAAATGTCTTACATAGAAACAGTACGGTCATATATCCCGCGGTGCCGCCACCGACAACGGTGATCCGGTTTATAGTCTCATTCAAAAACATATTATACATATTGATTCCTAAGCAGTGATTTAACTATTCCCTCTGATAGATTAATAATCTTTCTCATTTCATCGTTATTCATCAGCGCCAAACATATCAGATACTAATTTACTAAACTTCTCATCATCACCACCGGCAATTTCTTTAAATTCTGCCCATTTTTCTGGAGATATAGAACGCACTGTCGCTGTGTCTCCATCAGCATGTACTATTGGATCGAACTCCATGCCATCAGGGCGGTCTACAGGTTCTCCATTATATATTTCTCCGGCCTGTGATTTGTTCTTCCACATCATAAATACTTGTTTTTCTTCAGGTGTCATATCAGTCACAAATTGGTCTAATACAGCTTGCATATCTATAGGTAGGTCAGCATATTCTTCGGCTGGATTTTCCCATCCATCTGGAAATACGCCATCAATATTAGCTAATCTATCTCTGTCTTCAAAGCCTTCTGTCATCTCATCTTTAGTAATAAAGTTAGTGATAGCTTCCATTTTTTTGACTAACTTAAGAGCGCCGTTAGAATTATACCGCGATGCTTTAGCTAACGCAGTTATGTACCTTAATATCTCTTGTGCGTCATCGCGCATTGATTGTTCAGCTGAATGTTCGCTAAGGTGGTGATTCGTTTCATGATCATGTGTGCGGCGCTCAACACCCTTACCCTTAGGTAATGGATATTCTGGATATTCATCCCAGTCATCATCTTCACCACGTCCGAGAAATCTATCTATGCCTGTTGGGTTTTTCGCCTTCAGTTGGTCTGTGCGTTTAAATGTTTTAGGTGTGCTATCAACATTTTTAACTATGCCCTCTGATATATTAATTATATTTCTCATTTCATCATTGTTCATAGTGTATTCCTTGGTAAACTGTTTATATTATGTATTTAGCATAATCATCAGAATAATACTATACTCTTCATGGTTCATATTTTGCATAATACTTAGCGTTGGCGTGTATGTATTGTGTAAAGAGTTTCTTGGCTTGTTTAAGATCTGTTGTTGAATGAAACTCCATAGCCTCTACTACGCCATTAATGTATGCTGATACCATTATAGATCCATCATCTGAATGAATAGCGAATACCTTTTGAACATCTAATTTTTTAGATGGATTTGTTACAATATTACTAGGTTTCAATGTTATGCCGTTCTCTTTCTTAATGTGTTTGCAGCAAGGATACTAACAAACTTAATGTTAGATACCTTAAATAATTCTAACGTATCAGTGTCTAAGTTATTAATATAAGTTCTGAACTTTTTATACACAGGTGATGATGGATCCATTGTCTTAACATCGTTAAATTGAAGTCTAAGTGTTTTAACTAAAGTATCTACTGTTGATGTCATCTTTATTTCTCCTTCTTCTCGACAACCTTGTCAATAACACCAAAAAACTCTTCTACTAACTTATCCATTTCTTCAAACATATTTGCTCCTTATCTTTTATTGTTTATACTATGTATTATACAGCAAGATGTCTTACTTGTCAAGTGTTTTCTTACTTTATTTGTAAATCTTTTGAGTATAAGTATAAGTATAAATATAGATATGATTATAAAAGCAAAGGGTGAGGCAATGAAATATCACTTTAAAAGAAAATTCGACAAATTAATGGACAACTTCTAAGATGGACAAAATGAGAAAATATATTGATATTATCAATGAACAAGAGCAGTTTAACAACACCCAGGAATTAGTAGATTTATTAACTAATCCAACTCGATACGGCGATTTAATGGATAAATATGGTCTACGGTCTGACATACATAAACCAATGACCAGACGTGATTATGATAACTTCAAAGGTGCTCCAGAAACAACCCTTAAAAAAGATGGTTGGTTAAATGATATTATATCTTTGTTTGTTACTGAAAATAATATTGGACGATCACAACTTGATGAAGGAGGGATTTGGAGCCTTATTAAGCAAGGGTTCAGTAAGCATTTAGACGATATTGATCCAATCAATAGTCCATACACTAATATAGATGATATTGGCGACCAACTTGCCGGCATTAAAGGTCATGGAGACGGTAAACTAATATTCGGCAAGGGGGATAAGAATCTATCTAAAGACCACATCCAACCCAAGTCAAAAAGCGAGATGGACTATCCAGACTCTTATCCCCCTCGTCCTGAGTTCAAACCAATAAACGCTAAAGATTTAGATGATTATATGGCACAGGTTCGAGATGAATATGCCAAAGCACTAAAGAAAAAGTAATTCCCTTAAGAGCTTCGTTCTTTTATATGATTACTCATTTTATGTATCGCAGACGATACAGTAGTTGTAAACACAAATGGTATCAATGCGTGTATAAATGATACAATCCCCAACAAGAAGAAGATAAGTCCATACTTAGCCGCGGTGAATAAATGCTGTAGGTATGACTCACCTACTTCTTTAAGGTGTTTGGTGTTTATGATATTCTAAAGTTTCCAGGTCGGCCTTCTACTTCTGGAGCTACATTAAATGCTGTAACATCGCCAGTATCAACTACCTCTTGGCAAAACTCTAGAATCTGAGAATACACTTCTTCTTTTGATCCTGCCTCAAATTTATCACTAAATGAAACTTGAAAAACCTTTAGTTCGGCCTCTGTAATAGTACTAGTGTCTTCAACGTTGATTTCTTCAATCTTGTTAATTATATCTCTCATGTTTTCCATAATGTTCTCGGGTTAATCTAATATTAGTATTTATATGTATGACTGTTTATTAGTCATCACGCATGCCTTGTCCGTAATCAATTACTACCGGGAAGCGTGGTACACCATCAGGCGTTAATTCAAAGTAACGACACGTAGCCCAAGTAGGAGTCTGTTGTGACTCCCATAACTCTTTTAGTTGCGCCTGTTGTCCACGAACACCGCCACCAAATTCCCTACCGTCAGGTAACTGTAGTCTGAACTTCTTAGCGTAGCCTGCCCAATTGCCTTGACCTTCTAATACTCTAATTACTTTAAACTCTTCAGTAATAAACTCCTTACGTTTGAGTAGGTGCTTACTGCGTTTATTTTCGTATGGTTCATTGTTACGCACCATTTGTCCTTCGTACCCTTGTTCAGTGTATTCAGAATATAACTTATCTAATTCTTCCTGATCGCTACAAAAATCAGTACGTACTAACTTAACCGAATCACTCTGGATGCCATCAATAACTTTAATCCTATCAGTAAATAACATTTCAGGAACATATACATCATACACATGATACTGGACCAATTCTTTTGCTTCAGCTACTTCTTCTGGACGACATTTAACTTTACGAACTAAGCTCGTGATCTTATTAAAGTCTGCCTTTAATTCATGATTATATAATTCACCATCTAAAATAAGTCCAGGGTTGTTATCAATAAACGGTTTAACTGACTCCCAGATATGTGGACAACTTGTAATTGCTTTACCGTTGCGAGTCCACAGTCCATTGGCATTTGCTACACACCTAATGCCATCTAATTTTGGTTGACTCCATCCAGAAGATTGTGGACGCTTGGTGTAGTCATGTGCTAACATTGGCTTGAACTTATCATAAGTGTCAATGGCCGCTACATCAGTGAAGTATTCTTTCTCTACCTTTTTGTCCCATGATGCTTGTGCCTCGGCATCGGCCTGGGTTGCGCCTGTTGTTGAATTCTTTTTACCTATGTTCTTTGCGTCAGTAGTCTTCCATTCACTTGTTACTTTTTTACCATCTACTAATCCAGCGACAGTTCTAATCGCTCCAGTCTCGTTGACGTTCTTAACTTGAATCGTCCACTCTCTAACTTTGCCTTTAGTGTCTCGTTTATATAATGTTGGTAATAATATCATAATGTAAATCCTCTCTTTTTAATAATTGATAGTGGAGCAACTCCTGACTTTAATTCCTCAAAGTATCGTTCGACAGTGACGTTGCTTCTTAAAAACTTCATAAATCTTGTAGCTAACCATGAGTTATATTTGAATCGAGCAACGAATTCATTACCGTTATCAGTCTTGTAATAAATTGTCTCTCCATCTCTAACTAAATTTTTTGTATTAAATTGTACCATATCAATTACTCCTTATTTCTCTAAACAATTACGAACATCAACTACATTGCCGTCAACATCTAACCAAATATCAGCAACCGAGAACCCGTTAGAGCCACAATCAAAGTGTGTGTAGCTGTAATCAAATTTAACTAATAAATTACCATCGTTATTAACAGTAGAACCCCATGAAACAATATGTAATGACTTAAACATACGAGGAATGACATTAACAATTAAATCATCACTTGAGATCTCAATAACATCATACTCGCTTGGCTCTTTAGCAGTAACAGTAATGTTTGGATTAACTCCAATAATTTCTTCAAGCGTTTTGTTAATTGAATTCTCAACAGCAGTTAAATTAAATGAATTAATTGTAGTTTGTGTTTTAGTAGTAGTTGTCATATCTTTTGCCCCTTAGCTTTATTATTTAATATATGCATATTATAACATAAGACGCCTTACTTGTCAACCTTTTTCTTACCTTTTTATGAATAAAAAATGACGGTGTTTCATATTTTCAAATGAACGTACAACTTCTAAGTTATATTTTTTAATAACATAATCAAACATTTCATCGGTCCATTCTATATTTCTATCACGTATTACCTTAGCTCTTTTTGTATACTTGTCATTCTTGATATTGCGTTCAAACTCTAAGTTAGATTTAGATCTACACTTGAATAGAATAGGTGAGTTGGGGTTTAACCATGACATTGCTATATCGAAGTTTGCTAATGTATATTCTTCACTTAAAAATTGAATACTACCAAATATTATGGCGCCATCAATACTATTAACATCAAAAGGGTTTGATTCTATAGATGCTATTATATCAGCATCATCATTAAACATATCTAAGCCTATTACATTTGGTATTTTTCCTTTAAATATATTTGATCCGCATCCAATATCAACCGGGTTAGAGCAATTAAAACTGTTAAACCATGCCAGTGCTTCTTTCTTAAACTGTTTATATCCATCAGAATGCTTCTCTTGTGTTATCACATTCCATTTTTCACGGCCTTTGGCATCAAAATTTAAACCCAATAACTCTTTTGTTTTTTTATCCATAATGTGTCCATTTTAATATTTAATTGCTGTACGATAATCGGTTATTAGTTCTTTCCAATTATCAAGTGGTGGTTGCTCTATAAAGTCAAGTAACTTATTGTATTCATTTTCATTGCACTTTAAAAGTTCATATATGTCTAAAGAATGATAGGGGCGTTCCATATTGGTAAACGTATGACAGGCTCTATCTTGCTGATCAAACAATTTATCAATCATTAGTTGTTTTCTAGATTTACTAAACCTAGAAAACATTGGGGTACGTGGTACCGTAATTACTAAATTATATAAAGAATATGGCCATGTCGAAAAGCATGATGTGTGATCTGTTGCAAACGCAAATGAGTGATCATAGGGTATTAGACAAATGCGATCATTGGCGCTTTTATAATGAATATTAATATCGCCGTTGAGATTATAATCATACATTATTGATGATGGACAGTTGCCCGTTTCTTTTGCACAGTTATTAATTCGTGTGATATTATTCCTATTTTCATATGACTTACCACTCGTCGACATCTTGATGGCATCATAATTTTTAGCAATGTAGACAGTATCAATTGCTGCGCTAGTGCGTTCTATATGGGAGCCACCTGCGGGGATATGTGGCCTGGCAGATGTGATAATTTGCCCAGGCAGTTGCGATATAAAATTAGTATGTGTGTTAATAAATTGGCTAATAAAATTACCACACGTTCCTCCTCTGAACCATAATAGATATATTTTTGTCATAATGTTTCCATTTAATATTTAATTGCTGTACGATAATCGGTTATTAGTTCTTTCCAGTTATCAAGTGGTGGTTGATCTATAAAGTCAAGTAAATTATTGTATTCATTAGTATCACACTCAATTAGTTTTAATAAATCAATAACATGAATTGGTACTGGTGACCATTTAGACATTTCCTCCACGTTATGATAATAATGAGTATCCAGAGTCTCAGGTTTGCTAGTAGCAGCCGCTATTCGTTTAAAATTACTATCGACCAATACAGTTATATGTTTATAATTATAATCTCCACCAGTACCTACAATATAGTTTGGATGATGTACAAAAAATGATGGCGCGTGTGATGGTGACGGTGTGAATGATATACTATCAAAGTCAGGGTTTAAATAAGAATCCTTAACATTATTAAACCATTCATTAATAGTATTATGATAGCTATCAAACATCTCATCATTGACTGTTTCATTAAATTTTATTATTTGATTTAGCTTATAACTATCACAGCCGTACTCGGACATCTCGCCATCCTCGCGATATAGATGTTCAGTCATCTCGTTATAGTGATCACGGACATAGAGTACATCGGCAATGTGTTGCTTACCGAACATCGTAAAATGTACTGATGAATCATCGGATAAGCTAGATCTATCCCCTTTGATTGGTGTGCCAATGCGAATAGGATTAGGGAATGATTTATGTCTATTAATAAAGTAATTAATAAACGTACCACAAGCGCCACCCTTATATGTTAATATGTATACATTCATATCTTCTTCTTACCTTTTGTTTTTATCCATAATGTATATTTATTTTAATATTTAATTGCTGTACGATAATCTGTTATTAGTTCTTTCCAGTTATCAAGTGGTGGTTGCTCTATAAAGTCAAGTAACTTATTGTATTCATTAGTATCACAATCTAATAGATTTAACAAATGAATAGTATGTAATGGAACATTCATCGCCTTTCTTAATTCTTTATTGAAAGTTGTTTGCTTTAAGTCAAATGCTTGAGGATATTTATCAGCATTTTTTATTCGCCTAAACTTACTATTAGTCAAAATCGATATATGCTTATAAATATTATTACTATCACTTCCTACAATATAGTTTGGATGATGTACAAAGAATGCCGGATGATGCGCCGGTGATGGAGTTAATGATATGCTATCAAATTCCATGTTCAAGAAAATATCCCTATGATCATGACATATCCGAGATTTGCGCCAGGCATCAATTCCACCATATGTGACACAAATCCCATGGTCATGTCCTGGTCCACTTCGTCTGCGCCAGATGTCATCTAGCTTTTTAAGATCTAGTCCGGCTAACCTTTTATTTTTAACTATCTCTTCATAGTTATCACTTATATATGCATAATCAGAAAGTTGGTGCCTGCTGATACGATGGAAATGTACATCATCATCAACTAATTGATTTAGATTCCCTTTAATGCACTCACCAATACAAATTTGATTAGGAAAGGACTTGTGTCTATTAATAAAGTAATTAATAAACGTACCACAAGCGCCACCCTTATAAGTTAAGATGTATACATTCATATATTATATCAGTTACAAATTAGATGGTTTAGACATACCACATGCTGCCTTCATTAGACCTCGGGTTGATGTCTCCTGTTCAATCAATTCATTAGCACGTTTAGCTCGGGATTCACAACCAGTTTCATAATATCTACTGGACCATCCATCAGGGGCGACAACATCACCAGATACCCACGTTTCTATCCCACCAGTAAGAGAAGTATTAATTAAAAAGTATATCGTAAACCACATGATTAAAATTTCTTAGTACGTGGCTGTTTTGGTAATGGACCTTTAGCCTTAAGTTTAATCGATTTATCAAGAGTGTTTATCATATTAATAAACTCAGCACGCGATACCTCTTGGCCATTAAAATTAATAGACGATGCGCCATCAGCATCCATCTTCCTTCCTAAATCTTTCATCACCGCTGACATCCCCGTAAGAGCGTCATCAGGAACATTTTTTAAATTATCCATCGTTTTATTCATATGTAAATCATTTACAAGACTAGCCTTCATTCTTTTACCGAGAGTAGTTTTCATTGTGCTACCTGCCGTTAGGGAATCTATTTCGTCTAGATCTACATCGTTTACAAACTTACGTAATCTATTTCTAGAGCCTTTGCCAAACACGGCATCCATCTCCTCGTGTGGAACCTCGGTCATTTTACTAAACGTATCAATATCAGCGTCAGTGTATCTACCATTTTTCCAGCCTTGCTTTGCTCCGGCAATACCAGTTTTTCCATCAAGTCCCTTAGTTAGGCCTTTAGCTGCTCCAGCAAGTCCTCCCCAAATACCTTCCTCTATCTCATTAGATTCATTAACTATGTCAATGTATTGTCGCATGTTAAAGTCTTTCATATCGTTCTCTCTCGTTATTTCTTTTTGCTCTTACTTTTTTTCTTTTTACCGTGACGCTTACCTTTTATAATCTTACCACAGTTTTCATCTACCTTTTTATTAGCTTCATCAATAATATCAGTGTATGTTCGAAGGTTATAGTTTTGGTTGTTCATGTCGTTCTCCTATGTTATATCTATTTAAATAAGCTCGTCCAAAAGTTCATATCAAACTTAGGAGTCTCTTCTTTATCTGTACGAGGCGCTTCTTCAAATGCGCTGCTGCCTTCCATATCATGTGTATCCCAATATGGATCATCGTTGTCGATAGTCCAGAAGTTCTGACCTTCTCTCTTATGGTATCCGTTTTGGTTATTAGAAAACTTACCATGTCCAGCTAACGCCTCAAAGTCTTCTTCAGGACCTTCTACATGTCCAGCTAACGCCTCAAAGTCTTCTTCAGGACCTTCTACATATCCAGCTAACGCCTCAAAGTCTTCTTCAGCACCATACCCAGCTAAAGCCTCAAAGTCTTCTTCAGCACCATACCCAGCTAAAGCCTCAAAGTCTTCTTCAGGGCCGTATATTGAGTATGGGTCTTCCATGCCAATGTCATCGTATGGTCCCGCTACAATAGGTTTAGAATCTACCTTAACAATACGACCTGTCTCATCTTGGCCAAACTGTTCTGTTTTGCCTGAAGTAGACTTCTTTCGCATTTGTCGTTGTAAGAAACCATCGGGGTCATTCATCATATCAATCGCACTAGCCTCATTAATAATATCAATGTATGCTCTCATGTTAAAGTCTTTGTTACTCATATTGTTCTCCTTATGAATTAAAAGGTTCGTTACTATCTAATTCTAAAACGCCAGCTGCTTGTGCCATTTCAGTACCCCACCAACCAATAACGAATTGATAGTATAATTCTTTAGCTAGTTTTAAATTACTGTTTCTGGTGCCGACATATTTAACTTGTTGCCATGCCATTCTAAAGTCCTGAGTAGCCTTTAATGCTTTCATTTCATCCCACTCCTCATTAATGATGTCTTCCATAAGTATATCAACCTCATTAACTTCATTAATAATATCAATATATGCTCGCATGTCAAAGTCTTTGTTACTCATATCGTTCTCTCTGGTTAATCTGTTTTATTATATGTATTTATATCTTATACGCTATATAGTTAGACCAGAACAGTGGCGCTGGATGGTAACCAAGGTGATGTTAAAACCGTATCAGGGTGATACATATTATCTGAATAATTAATAAGTCTATCAACAACCACAGCAGAATCTTCCGGGCGTATAATAACTAATGGTTCTAACATAGGTACTGCGTAGTCTGTAATGGCGTGAGCAACTGCATTAAGGTTTGCCAGTTCTGTCTCAACTAATGCGGCATTCTCTGTTTCAATTGCTATGAGTAATTGGGTCTCATCAAATTTAACAAGTGACAGACTAAACCATTTATTCATTAAACTAACTTCAGTGTTGATGATTTTTGTCATTTGTATAATAAGCTCTGTAACAACAGTTAATGTTAAGCCATTTACATCTACACTATTGTTTAACCAATCAGTAATTGCTGATTCATTTACAACTGATGTCGATATTAATATTACTAATTGATCCCACTCAGCATCAGTAACACCTGGTAAGGCCAGTATTGATTTCCGTATGCGATTGACATTGAATATTAATCTTCTTCCGTGGTTCTCAATATAATTTGGTACATTCCAAAACACATGATTATATACATCAATTAATGTATATACTTGATCTGGCAATGGTACAGGCTCATCACCATGTTGTGTACTTAGATATGATAATCTAGTAAAGTTTAGAATTAATTCAGCTGTAGTAAATGCTGTACCGTCTCCTGGTGTTGTAATAATGCTCATGATATATCTCCGTGTATTTAATGCAGTATTTAAGTAATAACCCTATTAATCTGTATTAGTATATTAACTACACGTAAGAACTCTTACTCGTTAACCTTCAAAGTATTCTTCTTCAGTCATTACATCACAATGTTCTTTACAGTCGGTACATATATCCGTCTCCGTATACACTGCCGCTCCACAACAATTACTTAATGTTTCACCATCAATAAAATCACTATATTCTACACTCATATCATTTCTCCTTAGTAATTAAATCCATCTATTTCAAAATTAAACTCACCGTATACTTCATCAGCATATACAATAGCGTCAGGATAATCTTTATCTCCTTCACGACTCTCATATAGTTTAGCTATCTTTTCCATAAACTTATCACCAATCACATACTTCTCAGCTTCTACTAACTGTGCTTCAGTAAGTGCATCAGTAACATCATTAAACGTAGTAGTTGCTCCTCTCGCTGTATACATATTGTCAACCATATAATCTACCTTATCCCATAAGTTAGCCTGCTCTTTTGTGTTAAACGCTACTAACTCTCCGTTGTTTGCCATGTCCATTAAAACTATCATCTTACTTGCTCCTTTTATTTAATATATGCATATTATACAACAATACATCTTACTCGTCAACCTTTATCTTACATTCATTTGGTCAATAAAAAACCCCAATTAAGGGGTC